CTCCTTTTCCAATTGCGCCTGATAGGATTCGGCCTCTGCTAGGCGCAATGCTTCTGCGCGTAATTCCGCTGCGATCTTCTCCGCTTCGGCCTGCTTCGCGCGCGCTTCAGCCTCTGCGCGCTCATTCGCCAACCTCTGGCGCTCGCGTTCGACTGCTTCGCGTGCGATACGTGCCTGTTCCTCTGCGCGTCGCTCTGCGGCTTCCTTGGCTGCCCTGGCGGATGCCTCCTCGCGTTCCTTGATGGCGCGCTCCGCGGCTTCGGCGCGAAGGCGTTCAAGCTCTTCTTTCTCCCGGATGGCTTCCTGGGCGCGGAATAGAGCTTGCTCAAGTGCGGCGACTGCCATAATTCTCGCCTTGCTCGCCCGCTCTATAAATTCCTGCCAGGAACGTGAATTGAAAATCTGCTTAACGAGCGCGATCTTTGATTCAATCTCCTCGACTGTCCACCCCATGCCCGCGCGCTGTTCTTCGTCTTCGATCAAGTGGAGCGCCGCCTCGTGGTTGGCTACCCGCTCTTTCTCTGCGTTCTCCCAGTCAGTCAAAGGCTTGCGTACTTCGATCTTGAGCGCCTCAAGGCGCTCATCCGCCTTGCGCCCCTCAGCATCAATGGCCTCTTTCTGCTTACGGATATCCTCGGTAAGGCCCTTGCGCAGGTTCTCCAGGGGCTTCTTCGAACACGCGACCTTGTGGGCGAGCGAGGCGATTGCATCGCGGCCAGCCTTGGTGCTGATGTCCAACTTTGCGGCCTGTGCGCGAACCTCATTTTCCAAGTTGGTAAGAATGTCGTTCGATCCGCCCTCCTTAAAGAATTCCACCGGCACGATGGTTTGCAGGGTTGCAATGGTTGCCAGTTCGGTCGATGCGCTGGTAAAGAGTGGAGTTTCTGCGGGTGCTTCCTGTTTGAATCTCACGTTAGATCCGTCCTTCCGATTGCAGTTCGCGATAGCGCTTGTTTTTGGCTTCCGCAAAGGTTAGAGTGCTCTTGGTGTCGCCGGTAGCGTCTGCGGCTGTCTGCGCTTTCATGTACATCTTGCGCAGCTCCTCTCCGTTTCCGGCGTTGCGGATGTTCTCAAGGTGCGTCAGGTGTTCGCGCTCATCGAGCTCCCCTGGCTGCTTCCCGTTCTCGAAAGGCTTCTTTTCGTCCTTGTCGATACAAATGGCAACGTTGAATATCTGCAGAATGAGATAGCGCTTTACTCGGGATGCAGCCGAAGTCTCCGCGTCTGCTTTGGGCATGCCATCAAATGCTGCGGTAAGAGTCAGGCGCTTGAAGTACTCCCGCGAAACTCCGCTGCGCGAAACGATAGCCTTCATTCCGATATAGTTATCTTTTTCGTCTTGCACCTCGGAAAAGCCTATCGAAAATCCCTGCTCTAAGTAGATAGGACGCACGGCTTCGTCGAGCCCTTTGTAGTCCAGCCAAAAAATGTCATCCTTTAGCGCCGTTTTCCTGCTCTTTCTCCCTTGGTTTGTTTTCAGCGTAGCGATCTTGGACTGACAAATGGTTAGCGCGTTGTCGAAGTCAATCTTTGCCTGTCGCTCCTCGCGCTCCCACGCGAAACGCTCAGAACTTTGCTGAAGATCAACGATTGATTTAGCCACGGCAACGGCGACGGTAGGATCTTCGCTGCGCCGTGCCATTTCGGCCAATATCTCCATTGGCTGCATAGGAGCGAGTGGTTCTGGCTGCTGTTTGGTCAGTGCGCTGTCTGTCATGCCTTTACCTCGGTAAACTTACCGCCCTTGAGCGAGTAGAATGTGTCGGCCTTGAGTTTTCCGCGAACCTGAGCGACACTCATGGCGATGATTTTTTCGTCTTTGTCGTATTCCGCGAGCACAATCCAATCACCTTTTGCTGCCTTAGCCTTACCCTTGATCCCGAGAGATGCGGCAATTGCGTTTTTGCCCGACACGCTAGATTCTGCGTAGTTGCCAGTGGTGGCGCTGTGAGCGGAGTCGCCAGTGGTGGCGCTGTGAGCGGAGTCGCCAGTGGTGGCGCTGTGAGCGTAGTTGCCAGTGGTGGCGCTGTGAGCGGAGTCGCCAGTGGTGGCGCTGTGAGCGGAGATGCCAGTGGTGGCGCTGTGAGCGGAGTCGCCAGTGGTGGCGCTGTGAGCGTAGTTGCCAGTGGTGGCGCTGTGAGCGTAGATGCCAGTGGTGGCGCTGTGAGCGGAGTCGCCAGTGGTGGCGCTGTGAGCGTAGATGCCAGTGGTGGCGCTGTGAGCGGAGATGCCAGTGGTGGCGCTGTGAGCGGAGTCGCCGGCAGATGGTTTTACCTTACTGAAAACAAACTCAACCGCAGCCTTTAGGAGCGCCGGAATCTTTACCTCGGACTTAACGGTCAGAGATGAAGCGGCGCGCTTGCTATCCCCTTCGGCCTTGTCGGATACATCATCGGCTTCGACTTCGGCGTAGTGGCTTCCGTCGAGTGGTTTGTAATAGTTCCATGTATCGAGCGGGTGCTCACAGAAGTGAAGACCCTGCTTGCATAGCGAAACCGTTCCGTTGTGTGTGAACTTCTTGCCGAACTCGTACTGCATCGATCGGCACTTCATATTCTTGTCGAATCCTTTATAGCCCTTCATGCTTCGTCCTCGTCAATCTCGCGCTGCCGTGCGCGTTCGTATGCCTCGTCTTCGTTGGGAGTGGAGTAGCTGGTTTCCAAGTCCTCTGGGCACGTCACGCCATAGAACTCATCTGCGCTTTCGCCTCTGTATTCGCGGCTCATGCTGCGGCCTCTTCCCGGCGCTTGAATTCAGCCACAAGCGTGCGCAGTTGGTCAAGGTGATTGCGGTCGGAGCGCAGAGTCTTCAGCGCTTCCAGCAGGTTGCGTCCGCATTCGTCCACGCGATATTCAGACGCCTTAACGTCTTCCTCCCGGCCTGCGAGGATCTCTGCGTAATCTTGTAATTTTTTGGTGGTTGATGCGGGCGAAGAAGAAAAGGAGTTAGTCATGATGTTCTCCGGTACTGCGGTTGATTGTTTTGGTTGCGCTCTAGCGTGATAACTAGCGCAGATCAAATCTAGCACGATTTACGCAGTGTGCGCATGTTTATTTTGCGTGCAGTGCGTGTCGCTACGGTGCCTAGCCCCATTGCTCAGCCATAGCAGTTGCTACGCCTTCAAATGTTCTACTTCTCTCTCTCCAGCGTTCCGGGGACGGAGGCATCATGTGTACCCGATTCTCTCGCCCCGATACGATGTTTGTCGGTTCCAGTTTCGGCAATTCCTTGAGCCACAGGCACGTTGATTTCGTCTCACCGTGACCAAACATCCACGGCTGAATAATCTGGTTTGGCTTGCGGAACTGTGAACTAATAATGGAAACCGGATTTTCAAGCGCCCACTTCGGAATGCCGCAATTCATGAGCCTTCCAACGAATGCAAGTGCCTCTTGCTGCTCTGTGCGCTTCTCCTTGAACCACCGCGCACCGCTTACGGCAAGGTGCGTGCATGGCGGGTGAAAGATTGCCAAGTCCCAGGTCCAGTCAATCACTTCAAGTAGATCGCGCTGTAGGTGCGGCCCCGGCCTTTCCGTTGGCAACAGATCACAACTCCACGCATCGTGACCGCGTGCGATAAATGCGTCTCTCACAAGCCCGCTGAATTCACAACCGATAAGGACTTTCATCTTGCCTTTCTTGGTAACGTAGTGCCAGCGGCGTTGTTACTTGCGTGGATTCCTTGCACCGCACATAGGGCAAGCGGTGCGCCTCTCTCGTGCGCCGAGCAACAGTCCGCAGCCAACACATCCTTTCTTTCTCTTAGGCTTCGGATGATCGTGTGCGGTGCGCCGGTTCACCTCAGCGCGGATCTGCGCGGTAGGCAGTAGCTCCAGCGGTGGGCATAGGCGATCAAACTCCGCGACCATCGCGCACCAGTCGCTATCGTCCCATGCCTTGCGACCAGCGCTGCGCATGTGCTCGTCTGCGTAGGCTACTGCGGCTGTCCAGATTGATTCTCGATCCAAGTTACCACCCCACGAACGCGTGATAGATCGCCCATACTGCTACGCCTTCAACCACCAGGCAGAATAAAAGGCAACCGATCAAGTGCCATTTCATATCGCGCACAAAGCGCCATAAGCTCCGAAGCCAAGTCTCGCGCAGGATGTTTGCAAAAGGGTATACGTTGAGCGAGTGCGCAGTGTCGGCGTGATCTGGGCAGTCCAGCCACTCGCCGACGACCTGTTTGGCAATCTCTGCGCGGATCTGCGCGTCTTCTGCCGACTCGCGCAGGACTGATAGCGGTACGCCTACTGATTCTTGTATTCCGTGCCTCCAATCCAGGTGTCGCGGGTGATCATTGCGCCGATGAAAAGAATGCCGATCAACGGGAAGATTGCGAGTACTGCTAGTGCTTGCATGGTGCCTCCTTAAAAGCTTGCGTTGATGTTGAACTGCGCCCCGCCTGGATGCGTCAAGGATGCTAAGCACTCGTTGAGCTGTGCGAGCTGGGCTGTTAACTCGCGGAGTAGGTCGGAGTTCCATTCGCCGTTGATTCCGTCTTTCACACTGCCATCGTCCATGACAGTTTTACCCATCATCCTGATCTCTTCGCTGGTCATAGAATCCTTTCCCTTTCGCGCATGAGCGCCAGTTCGTCCGCGAGAATGTTTGCGTGGCAGGTAAGATCGTCAGCGCTGGTGAGTGCGATCTCGTACGCCTCTTCGTATGGTTCTTCTGAGATGCTCCCTTCATATGCGCACAGGAGCGCGTTGGTGTCCATGTTGTCATTGTGCAGCGAGATGTGAATCAGTGCGTCGATCATGTGAGCTTATCCTCAGTTGGTGAAAAGTTTAGTGAAATCGCACCGCTGACATGAGCACGAGTCAGGGTGAGATTGTGATGGTCCGCCACAAAAGCATAGGCCACGTACGGCATCTGTTACTTTCGTGTTTGGGCATATTCCAAGTGCGTCGAGTTGCTGCCCGCAGTAAGGGCATATATCCATCGGATCTTCTGCGATGCTCTGCATGATGCTGTCAACAAACGCTTGTGTGTTCATGCGCGGTTCCTTTCGTAGGTGCGCCACTGCTCTTCGATCCAGGCTGGCGCGGGTGGTATGCGCTGTGCGGTCGGGTTCATTTTTCACCTCGCGGCCAGTATTTAACCTCGCGATGAAGGAACATCCCAAAGCGCGTCCTCTTGCGGTCAAGCATGTCCAGCTTTCCTCCCGGAAGACAACGCAAAACCTCCCGGACATTTCCCTGCGGATCGATCAGCTTGTCTGTCATGTCCGTACCTACTCAACAACATAACCATCATGCGCCACATTCCGGCATATGTCAAGAGGAATCTGCGATTATTTCCGAGAGTGTGCGCGCCGTCACAATGTGCGCCGTGGTGCGTATGTATGTCGCTGTAGATATTGGAGTTACGTAGGAAATCGCATAAGAGGTGCGTGTGTGCGGATTGCTCCCATCTCTCATCCCAGCATCCCAAACGCGCGCGCGAGAAGCGCAAAGCGGGGTCCTGGGAGCAGCACTGGAATTGTGCTGATATGTAGTAGAGGGGGTTGAGGTACCGCTGGAATCACCTGAGTGATGGGCGGCGATGTCGTCTGTAAGCGCTGGATTGCTTTGTCGCTTTGCTTCTGCAATCAAGCATACTGGTAATGTCAAGTACCTGCGTGCACGTTTTGTGCAAGTAGTGGCCATATTGTGCACAAATTATGCAATACTCGCCCAAAGAGTGCACATTGTTCATAAAATAAATAAAGTTTTCCATGCGATCAACGCGATATCACGCGAATTGCAGCGACTCGGCGCGGTGCAAACGCACATAATCCGGCGCAATATCAGCCCAGAGCACCGCCAGCCGCCCGCGTTCGGCGCGCAGCACGGTGCCAGGTTGGCCGCAGATCGCATATTTCAGGTAGACGCGTGCGCCGATAGGGATATCGCTCATTTTTCCAGCGTAGCACTGGCTCGGTGGTAGAATCTTGGCATGTTGCAGCCTAGCCAAAATTGCCTCGACCTAATCAAGCGCTCCGAGGGCCTGCGCCTAAATACATACGTGGACGTGGCCGGTGTGCCCACGATAGGCTACGGCCATCGAGTGATTCACCCTGAATTATCCTCTCCCTCCATTGACCAATTAACAGCCGACGCATTCCTTCAGAGCGATTCTATGTATGCCTGCGCGCGAGTTCGGAGCCTTGTGACCGTGCCGCTCACTCAGGGCCAGCTCGATGCGCTGACGGACTTCGTTTTCAACCTCGGCGGCGGCCGCCTAGCAGGCTCGACACTGCTCAAACTGCTCAACGCTGGAGACTACGCCGCAGCCGGCCAGGAGCTGCTCAAGTGGGACATGGCCGCAGGCGTGCATCAGCCCGGCCTCACTGCTCGGCGCAAAGCTGAGCTTGCGATGTGGGAGACAGCATGACAATCTCGCGAACTTTTGCGATTATGGCCGTCGCGATCCTGGCGCTTGCGCTGGTGCTCGGCGGCTATGAGCTGCTTCAGGAGTATGACGCGCGCCTCAAGGATGAGAGTATGCAGTCTGCGCAGCAGCAGGTAATCACCGCGGCGCAGAAGTCCATCGACCAGGCCAAGGCCGACCAGGCGCAGACTGCCAGCACCCTTAGCGCTCAACTCTCAGCAATCGCCAGTCAGCGCACCATCGTGGTCACGCCCCAGCAGGCGGCCGCAGTCGCCAATACGCTTCCCAATCTCCCCGCGCAGGTCCAAGTCCAGCAGGTTCCGGCCACGGCCACTGCGCCAGCATCGCAACAGCTCGTGGTTCCGCAGGCCGACATACCCGCCTTTCAGGCGTACAAACTCGATTGCGACGAATCCAAGGCCAAGCTCAATGCGTGCACGCTCACCGCGGCCAGTTCTGCGATCATCCAGACCAGCACAGATACGCAGCTCACGGCGATGACTAAAGAGCGCGATACCTGGCGCACCACAGCCAAGGGTGGAACATTCTGGCATAGGCTCGGACACGATGCGCTACAGATCGGCATCAGCGCTGGAGTAGGCTATGGAGTTGGGAGGCTGACCAAATGAGCGGCAACTGGGCAGCAGGATTCCTCCGTTCGCAACTGAGCGACAAAGACGGCACGGTGAGCAATACCAAGGTCTGCGTGTTGATCATCGTAATCGCTGTAGTTTCATGGGTTTCATGTCTGCTTTACAAGTTACACGCGATCATCACCGTGACCGATATTGTGACCTTCATCGGAGCAGCCGGCACATTCGCGACAATGCTTTGCGGTACGCTTGCGGCGCTCAAGTACGGCGCTGATTCGATCAACAACCGGGCACCCAACGCGCAGGCACAGGTACAGCCTCCGGACGCGCCCTGCCCCCCAACCAAGCCAGAATAGGGAGGCATCATGGTTTACGTAATCGTTGCAGTCGTGGCATTTGCGGCAGGCGTTGTCCTGACCGCTATCTACAAGAGCGTTGTGGTAAATGCGCTCACCAAAGAGCGCGATACCCTGGCTGCATCCGCAAAGGCTGAAGCCGATAAGGTCGCCGCAAAACTCTAATGGCAACCACTCAATACAAGCCAGAGTACGTAGAGCGCACGAAAGAGATGTGCGCAAACGGTGCGACCAACGCCGAGCTCGCCAAAGAGTTCGGCGTATCCACGTGGACGATCCGGCACTGGGCATCGCAGTTCCCCGAGTTCCAGGCGGCGATGGTCGCGAACAAGCCCATTGCAGATGCCCGCGTCGTGCGGTCGCTATATGAGCGCGCCAACGGCTACAGCTATGAGGCTGTCAAGATATTTTGCGGGAAAGACGGCACTGTTACGAAAGTTCCGTATACTGAGCACGTTCCGCCTGATGTGACTGCGGCAATCTTCTGGCTTAAGAATCGCCAGTCACAGGATTGGCGCGACAAGCAGGATCTAGAGTTGAGCGGCGGCGTGAGCCTAGCGGACGCGATCGCAGAGGCGCGCAAACGTGCCAGCAAGAGCAAATAGTCCGGCAGAAGAGCAAGCACTTCGAGGGGATATTGGCTCGTTCGCGCTAGACCCTCTCGCCCATGTGCGATACGTCTGGCCGTGGGGCTCGCCGGGCACCTTCCTAGAAGAACATGAAGGCCCGCACGATTGGC